GTGGTTCCGCGAGCGTAGGCAGTCTCCAGAACGATGCTAGTTGGAAAGAACTTTGTGTCTTGGTCGTTGAGAACCAAGAGATCAGCGTCTCCAGCAGCGAGGAGGTTAACGGCAACCGGGCCAAACAAGTTAACGCGGTCGTATGCGAGTGGTCGTGAATTAGACATATTATATTTTATTTAAGGTTATGGGGAGAGGCTTGAATAAGCCCCTCCCCTATTTAACTTAGGAAGGCACAACGATGTCACCTACACCAGCGCAGCTATAGCAATCCTGATTGTTCTCAGGAACGATATAGGTCTGCACTTCGCAGCAGGAACCGTAGAGGTTCTTGCTCTGTGGAAGGCGATGCAAGAAGGTGTGCATGATGGTTGGGTCTTTGACCTGTGCGGCAAGACGGAACTGGGCTTGATAGAAGCCCGATTTACGCCAGCGGTTGCACTCCCAATCTGGATTCTTCCATTCCCAATCACCAGCGTAGTTCTGGGTCATTTGTTGGGCTTGGCCGTAACCAGACGAAGAAGGCATCGTCCACTTGCACATAGCTTTGTTAACCATAGCAACCGAGATGCCGAAGTCGGCAGTGCGGTAAGCGCGGTTAGGAACATAAGCACAACCTTGCTCAAGGACAACTTTCACATAACGAGGTACGCGAACGAGTTTAGCCCATGTTGCAGGATCAGCTTCGTTGAAAGCTGGGAGTGAAGCGTTGAATGCCGTGTCAGCGTTGAAACGAGCGGCGTTGATGTCGTAACCGAAGGCGTAGTCGCCGATGATACGATTGATGCCGAGCTTCAAGCGGGTAAGACGCTCATCGAAATCAGTGTTTGCATCCCAGTAACCGTTGTTGCGTTTCGCTTGGAAGTAAAGCGCACGTCCAACTTGTGGGTCAGGGATAACGATGTCGAGAAGGGGTTGACCAGTTGCGTCTTGGAGATCAAGGCGGAAAGCGTCATCTTCGTCTTGGAGGTCAACGAGTGCATCGTCGAGCATATCAAGCGAGAGGTAAGCGATTTTGCCAAGGTCAGCAGGAGCGATCTTAACGCGAATAGCGCAGAGGTCATAACCAGCTTCGTTATTGATGGTGTGTTCGGGAACGAACCATGCGCCATCGTCAACGAGGCCGCAATAAGTTCCGTCTTCCGTAGTGATACCCATCCATTTGTGTCCAGAACCACCGATGTAGTTGGAACGAAGGAACTCTTCGTGAACATTCTTGGTGATACGAGCATTCGACTCTTCAAACTGAAGAATCTCTTCAGCAGGGAACAAGCGATAGAGCAAGCTCTCAACGCAAATCCAGTCAGTGGTCATTTCCTTACGGAGCAACTCGAATGTATAGGACTCAGTGCCGGGGCGTTGAATCACTTCGGGTTTGCTGTCGCAAGAATCAGTCTCGCAGTAGGTGTCTGTGATCTGACGGAAAGGGCTGCAAGGATCGTGGAACCCACGTCCAAAGCGGAATGCTTTCTGTTCAGTTGTGTGGTTAAGAGGCCATGCTTGCTCCTCGAAACGTGTGAAGTATGCGCTGTTAGTGACGAGCTTTTTCACATAGAGGTCGTTGAAATATTCGCGGCCCTCACGGAAGAAAGAATCAATTTCAGCACAGCTATTGAAGTATAGTTGATCTGACATTTTGTTTTATATGTTTGGTTTAGTTGGTTTTGTTGTTGCACCCATGACAAGTCCGAAGAATGCCAAAGCGAGTGCTTCGTTTTTCTTCGGCTGGATTCAACCCCGAATCTCTCTTGCGAGAGCAGTCCAGAAACATCTTTTCATGCGAGTGATGTTACTCGCCAGTCCGGGTGAGACTGAATCCCTAATATTATCGTTAACGATAATCTCGGATATCCCGTTTGATTGAAAGATAGAAACATTATATTTGTTGTCAAGAGAAAAAATAAAAAGGTGGAAGATTTTTTACGTCTTCCACCTTTCCACTGTTACGGATTATTGGGCTATGCAGTGCGCGGCCCGAATCGTGCCAACTTAGCCGCCAGTCCCTCCGACATACTCATCCGTTGTGATGGAGAATCAGAAGTCTTTGGCGAAGCAGAAATGCGAGATGATCCCTTGAGTTGTTCGATGTACTCGTTCTTCTCTTTTACCATTTGTTGGTAGGCTTTAATCTGGGCTTGCAGCTTTTGGTATGTGCGCCCTTGGTGAATGAGTCTATTCATATCCTCTACGGACGCTTCCTCATTCGATTGTTGGGTGGCTGAAAGAGCAATCGCTTCATCCCGGCTAAGGTCATACTTAATTCCCTTTTCCTTCATGTACTCAGATACTTCATCTGGTACTGATGTTGCGCTGTCGATTTCTTGCTGTGTATTTTTATAACTATCGCGCCATGTATTAAGGAACTTATTACGCCCCTCTTGCTCACGTTGCTTAGACGTTTCGATTATGGTCTTTTTAGTCTCTTCAAAGTTGGCAAGGGCGGCATTGTGGCTTTTTGCGGCTTTGATGAAGTTGTTGACTTGCTCTGCGAATTGGTACTGCTTGAATTGCGAGAGTGAGTTTGTGATTTCGTCGAACGCTTGATCCCTGTCCGATTCCGCAGCTTGCCTGTCCGCTTCTGTTTGGGAATTGTAAATAGCGGCGTTTGCGTTGACAGCACGGGAGAAGGTTGAAACAAGCGTTGGATCATTGCCCAGCAACTGCCTCGCAGATTCGTAAGTGCTTTTAAGAGGTTCAACATAGTTCCTTTGGAAGTCGGGGTTGCTGGAGATGTCGTGAAAGTCCAATTTACTACGGAGTTCTTGGATTTGCTTTGACAAGGCGTGTTCAACGTCGAGCTTTTCTTGGTTGGCTTTGTTGAGTTGTTCTTGGTAGTGGTTTGTTTCCTTTGTTGATGTTGATTCGGAAACGAGCCGCTCAAGTTCTTGGATTTTGGTTTCAAACTTTGGAACTTCGTCGCGCTTGTACTTTTCAAGTTCTTCTTTGAGTTTGCGGTTCTCTTCGATTTGCCTTTCAACAAACCCTTTTTTCTTGCCCGATCTTTCAGACGTAATGTCTGCTTCGGTGATTCCTGTTTGTTCTTCATAAGAAGGTTCTTCTTCATTGTGCTTTTTAAGACCCAGCATTGGATCACCAACATTGGTTGCACTGGGCTTACCTTCGTCGGATTGTTGTTGACTGAACTTCTTTAGAAAGTCAGATGTGTTTCCCTTAATAGGAACTTGGGGTTTAGCCTGTAGTTCCTTGATTACTGCTGCTGTGTCGGTTGTTTCTGCCATAAATTAGTTTTCGTCGAGGTCTGGGTCAATTGAGCTATCTTTTGTCTCTTTATTTCTTGGAGAAGACTTTGCTTTTTTGAATGCTCCTTGTTCCTCTGTTCCAATAGCATCAATAGTTTTGATTGCATGAATCAGTGTGGTTACTCCTTCTGGTGGGGTTACGTTTAGCAGTAGGTATGCTTGTAGTTTGTTCCAATCTTCGTGTGCTGTAATCGCAGCGCATAGTGATTTTACTTTTTCTGTGGTCATTGTTGTGGTAGTTGTGACTGAACCCAATCCGCCCATTTCTGTTGCATTGGGGTGATCTTTCCAGCAGATTGATCTCCCGTAAGAATACGGGCTAATAAGCTCTGCTTTAAAGGTGTCTTATCTTCAATCTTTCCATACTGAGTTCCAGCAAACGCTTTCTCTTGTTCTGGAGTTAGATTAAATTTTGGTATGATTTGCTTCTCATCAATGAAATGTCTAATAGCTTCATTCTTTGCTACTGCCATTTGTTGTTCTTTGCTTATTTTACTGAATGGATTAAGAACAATTGATCTAGGAGTATCTGTTGGAGAATCATTCTTCCCTGCTCCCCATTGCATTCCTGATGTTTGTGGGTTTTCTTTAAACCACTTTAGAAGTTCTTCATCTGGCTCCACGATTGGATATCCTAGAATGGATTGCGTTTCCTCTTGTTTTGGAACAGAAAAATATCTGTCTCCGTATTTTTTTATTTCAAACCCTCTTTCTGCCTCTCCCTTTACAGCATACTCATGTGTTGGATGTGATGCACCTTTTAAAAGAATATAGGACTCACCAGATGGAAGCCCGTGCTTTTTATATTGTTCATATATTTCTGGTGTGACAGGAGCAACTGAACCCATATGATTCTTATTGCCACCCATTGTCTCTGGTAGCATCCCAATTTTTTCTGCCGTTGTATAATCGTAATCTATTCCTTCTGGATCAAACCCTTTTAAAAGAGTCTCTTGTCTATTAACCCTTACATTTGGAGAATACTGCCTATCATCTAACGATGGATTATTTCCATCATTAGTGATATTCTTAGCTATTGTACTAAATATATTCATATTATTGAATAGCTGGTGGTGGCTCCTCTACTTCCATCTCAACCTCTTCGGTTACTTCTGGAGTTTCAACTTCTTCGGTTTCTGTCTCCTCTGGCTCTTCTTCTTCCATCTCTACCTCTTCTTTCATTGGCTTCTTTGCCGTCATCTTTGCCTTTTCCTTTTGGATTTCTTGACGGGCTTTGGCTTTCTGTAGGGCGAGTTGTGTAATACCTTGCTCCTTGCGTTGCTCTGTGCGTTGAGCGTGACTGATAGCAGCCTTGCCAACGGAGATGTCCGCAAGTTTCTTCTTGGTGTCGATCTCGATACCAGATTTGGCAGCGAGGTATTGGAGCTTGAGTTCTTCTTCCGAAGATTGTTTTCCTTGTTGGGCTTGTGCCATCTCTTGGTATACGCCAGCGATTTCGTCTGCTGCACCTTGAGCCTGTTGCATTCCTTGCATGAATTGTTTGAGGAAATCTTGTTTGGATGGGTCTTTCTCAATAAATCCAACGTGCGCCATGATATGACCACCTTTGAATTGGATAGAACGCACCGCTTTAGCTAGTTCAGTAAGCTCTGGTTGACCAGCTTGGATCATCTGCATATTCGTTTGAATCTGCATCATCATATCCTGCAAGTGACCAGTAACGTGTTCGATATGTGGATCAGTTGGTAGTACTGGGAAGTTAGCTGGGTTAACGAATACATCAGTCATTCCAGCGTTCTCAAACCCAATGATTCGCATTGTATCATCAATCTTACTTGGCTTCGTGTTACGATACCTAGCTACGTTGTCGCGCCCAGAGAGTGCGGCAATAGCATCCTTAACAGCGTTCTCTTGACCTTCGTTTGCTGGGGTGATAGCTGTGATCTGCAATAGCTTCTCAGCAGTGATGAGCTTGAAGCTAGGGCTACCAGCACCATTGATAAGGTTGGAACGGATACTCGTGATGTTCTTCCAAGAGGCAGCTTCTTTAGGCGTTCCCAGTTCCTCTAGGATTTCGTAGAACTTCTTAACGTATTCATACCCATCGTCACTGGACTTAGAGTTTAAGAACCGCTTGTAAAGTTGTTTGAAGAATAATGTCTGGCACTCATTGAATCGACGAATCTGAGTTCCAGAGAGTTTAGCTGATTCGGCGGCATCTAGTTCTGCTTCACCTTTGGTTCGTTGTTTTCCCCCGCTCGTAGGAGCGTTGATGCGGTACTGCCCCATTCCACGATAGAGATCACCCATGAAGAATTGCATGAATCCCATGCTCTCTGCTACTGGGAGTTGGAAGCGGTTTTGGATGAACTTCGCTCCATCTGGCATTACCGAGATTGGTAGCCACTCCATCTGCTTTAACATCTTGGTAGAGTCTGGCCCTTGACCTTCAATCATCAGCATCGAGTTAAGTCGAACAGCATCAACCAATCCGTTCATTGTGAAGTCATACTGACGGCAAGCAACGAATGCCGATTCCGCTTGGCTCTTGATGTCTTGGAAAAGACCAGAACCAACCGAATCAGTAAGCATATAAAGAATCTCATCCCATGAGTTATATGCACCGATCTTCAGCATCATAAATCCATGCTCACTACGAACATCGTCTTCACTCAGTTTACCAGAACCCTTAATGTTGGAGTTGATGTACTGGGCGATAGGTTGGTAGTCCTGTAGGATGATTGCTTTCGAGATCGTACCATCGAACTCTCTCCAGTATACTTCATAGAGATCAATCTTCTGGTTTACCGAAAGACTCCAGTTGAATCCAGACTCGCTGATTGTACGGAAAAAGTCTTCGCGTGTTTTACGATGGTTACTGAAGGCGCGATGGAATCGGATAGCATCAATAGCTGCATCCACGTTCCAGCCCATTGCTTCAGCGGCTTTGCGGTTCTCAATCTTTTTGTACAACTCGTAAGGAGTTAGGCGGACACGGCGCACAAATTCCTCAAGGTTACAAAAGTCGATACGAATATCATCTGGGAAGAGAAGGTCAGAAAGGAAAACGTGTTCCGGCATCCATCCCATAGGGCTATCCCACATTCCGATACCTTTTCCGTACAGAAGCATTTCCTCTAGGTCTTGTTCTGTGTTGTAGAGGTAGCCGGGCCATTCGCGGATTGCTTGGTCAAATGCCGTTGAGATATTCTCAGAGTTTACAAGGCGTTCTTTTTCATTGCCGAACTTAGTCTTGATCGTGCAACAAGCCTGACGCTCCGTAATGACATCGTAGTAACTAGCCTTCTGGTTATCTACGATAAATCCTAGTTGTCCGTAGTTAACGTCCGATTGCCAAGGTAGTTTCTTTTCAGCAATCTTGCTGTACCCCGTAGGTGGGAACATCTTATATGCTTTGTAGATTCGTAAGCGTTTGTTTTCCCTGCCTACATTGGCTTGCCTTAAATTGTTTGCTATGTTCCAAGCGTGATCGGCATTGGAGATGCGGGTTGCTGGCGGCTTGCCGTTTTCGTCTAGGGTTGCTAAAGAGAAGTTGTCGTTTCCTATTGAGAGCATAATATTAGAATTTTACTTTATCGTTTACGATAATGAATTCAAGGCATTTCTTCTTCTATTGCATGAACACCGCTGGAAAGGTGAGTTTATCACGTTTGATCTCGTATTTGTAGTACCACCCACCGACTGGAGCTAGGTTTCTATTTTTGAGTTTCATCTTGCCTTTAGTTGGAAAATATATTTTATTATTGATATGTCAAGAATTTTTTCTGGAAACAAAGGTATTCAAAAGTACGGTATCAAATTCCCTGAGAACATGGACGAGCTAGGTATAGAGCTATACTGCTACGCTATTAGCAAGGGTGAATACGGAAGAGATTACTGCAACAAGCACAATATAAATCTTTCAGATTTTAAATTGCTTACTCCGTACGAACATTTCTTGAATGCAGTAAAACTCCAATGGCCTACTGAAGTTTCTATTGTCAATCGCGGTTATACAAATACTCAGCTTCTTAGAACGCTGGAAGAACTCTGCAATAATGATGACATCTGTTTAGCTGGCGCGGCCTCGATGGGAAAATCGTTTCCAGTTGGTCTTTGGGTCTACCTTGACTGGTGTTCTGCTCCTCATTGTACTTCATCTTGGGTTGCTACCACTACTCTTGGTGCGTCCGAAGATCGTATCTGGGGTATCATTTCTAAATTGTGGAAGTCCGCTGCTGTTCAGTTTGGTAAACTCATTGACTATCGCCATATGATTGTTTGGGGTGGTGGGTCGAACGATGAGGATAAGGACTATCGCAATGCTATCAAAGCTCTGGCATTTCAATCTGGTAATGAGGGTCAGAAGGCCATTGATACTACCCGTGGACGTAAGAATGATCGGATTAGATTAGCCCTTGATGAGTTGCCCGAAATGGAACTGGGCGCGATTACTGCCCGTGTAAACTTATCTGCTAACAATGATGTGGTTTTTATTGGTATTGGAAACCCATCTGCTGGTGACAATCCTCATACCCGCTGGGCCATGCCTAAAGGTCAAAGCAACTTTGATACTGTCAGTCCAGAGATGGATAAGTGGGAGACTGAGACTGGCGTTTGCTTGTTTTACAATGGTATGCGGAGTCCTAACTTTGCTGCACCCGCAAATGAACCATCTCCATTCCCGTTCTTGATGGATCGGAAAAAGCAAGAGGTCATGCTCAAGCAGTGTTATGGAGATGAGAATGCTATTGACTATGTTCGTAACGCTATCGGTTGGTGGCCGAAGTCTGGGTTTGCTCAGACAATTCTCACCGCCGATCTGATTCGTAACGCTGATACCAACGAAGAACCGCTTTGGGATTCAGAGGGTTTTCATAAGATTGCTGGATTCGATACCGCTTTTACGGTTGGTGGAGATAGGTGTGTGCTTACCATAGCTAAACTAGGTTACATTCGCGGGACTCGCAATCGTGTTATGTGGCTGGAAAGTCAGAAAGTCATTCAGCTATCTGCGCGTGAAGCTGCCGAGTTTGAAGTTGGTCTAGCTAAGGAAGTAGTCGAGCTATGCCGGGCTTCTGGAGTTCAACCTACCAAATTTGGTATGGACGTGTCTGGTGATGGCGGTCGAGTCGCACAAGCTATCATCCGCGAGTGGTTGAAGTATGATTCTAGTGGTCATTCTATCGCTCTTATTTCATCTATGGGTAACCCTACTGAACGTATGGCAGCAGAGGTTGATAAACGCCCGTGTAAGGATGTTTATGATAGACTTGTCTCGGAATATTGGTACTCAGCCTATCACGGCTTTAAGAGCCGAGTGATCTACGGGGTTGGCGCAGCGTCTGAGTTGGCGCGGGAACTTTGTATTCGTAGATACACGATTAAATCCAAGAAGATTTCTGTAGAGACTAAAGATGACTTTAAAGGACGCACTGGATACTCGCCCGATTTGGCGGATAGCTTTCTCTACTGCCTCGAAATGTCTCGTAGGTTTGGACTGGTTTTTATCGGAAACGATAAAGCTGTTCCAACTAACCGATTCTGGGCTAGAGATGAAAAGCCAACAGATTCATTTTTAGAAGATGATAGCTATTCTTCTGATGAGAATGGTGACTGGTAATTAATCCAGAATGCCTTGAAGCTCCAGCGTGTTTGCCACTTCCTCTGGAATTACAATACGAATGAACTTCCGTCCATCGTGGAAGCCTAGTGTTTCCATTGTCTTGATGTCCGCTTTCTTTACCCAGCATTGATTGAACTGCTGTTGGAAAAGAATCTTAGCTTGGTTCTCATCTTCATGGTAACCCTCGCAGATGATCATTGAAACGAATGTATTATTTGAACTCATATATTAAATATATTATTTGAACTCATATATTAAATATCCTAATTCTTTTGCCCACGCAGGATTATCGTGGATTCTATTATGACACGTTCTGCACGTTGCCATAAACATTTCTAGGTTAGAAAGGTTCTTGCCTCTCTTAGCTTTGTGGTGAATATCTGTAGCTCCAGCCCCGCATACCTCGCAGTTTGGGTGAGTGGAAAAGTATTCCTTTCTTGCTTCAGAGTATTCTTTGTTAAGAACCTTACGCTTATCTGAAACAGGCTTTAACCTTGCTCCTGTTTTTTTGAAACCTTTTTTTCTACTCAGCATTGCTAGTAGTTTTCAATTTCGGCGCACATAGCTCGATCACTTTATCCACTTGTTCTTTCTTCAGAATGCTCTTTGAATTTACTTCGATCTGGTTGATTAACGATCCAGTCACGCCGATCTTGTCACCCAGTTCCCTGACCGTCATCCCTAGCTTCTTGCGGGTTTCCCGAAGTTGATTGGCAAAGGTCTTGCGTCCAATAGAACGAATGTAGCGAGACTGCTCGTAGGCAGTCATGCAGGATTCGTAGGCTTCGTATAATGGATGCTTCATTTCAATTAAAAGTAAACCAATCCTATTGACAAGTCAACACTTTTTTGATAGTCTATTTACTTATGGATAACACTAACGAAAACAACGCAGTAGATAAAGACGCAGAACGTATGCTTGCCGCAGTCAGGCAAACAGTTCTAATTACAAATATGTCTCTAGCTGCTGCACTAAATACCGGGTTCATTGCACAATATGAATCTGACCAAGGCATCTGCAACATGGCACTCAAACCCAACAATACTGCAGTTGTTGCAACCACCGCCGCAACTGGACTAACAATCTACCAGTCTAACTTCTTCATCAAGGATGATGCTATGGGTGAACAACGCTACATCTATAAATGTCAGAACGAAGATGACGCTGATGAAATCTGGGACAAGATCAATGATCAGATGTATCAATGGTCGCGGAATGAGATTAAG